TACTCATTGTTTTCCGCTCCCTTCCTCATACTCTTTTGCGATACTGTATATCCTCACATTACCTTTTCCTGATAGCCGCAACTGCATATGATCACATCTCCGTACCTTAAGCGGCAGTTCCAGGCTTCTAGGTCTTGTACTGTAATACTTCATCAACTCTTCCCATGCACCCGAGCTGTCATATGACACTTCCACCTTTAAATATGCGTGTGTATCAATATACAATCTGATTTTGAAATTCTTGATATACTTCGCAAATGGAGATTCCAGACCGATCAATCCGGTTTCTGCACTCCATTCGATGGTATCCTCTAGTTCTCCTTCCATGATGTTTCCCGGATAGATATCTTCCCCCGGATACCAGTATTTTTCATGTACTCCGGTTATCATCGGAAATAGTTTTGTATAGATTTTTTCATAGTTAATCACCTGCAGAACGTTTTTTTCGTTTATCAGATACAATACACCGTCTGTTCTGGCAAATCCCTTTGCATTTGTATTATCTTCCTTCATCCAGACGCTTTTCTTACTGTCATACACAAACATACTGTATTCATAGTCCTTATTCCGCATGCACACATAATATTTATCCCGGAAAGCTCCGCCGGTGGCATCATAATAAATCTCTTTTCCGAACGCATCAGAGATACTTTCCGGTGAGCTTCCATCAAACACACAGATTCCATCCCGGCTTTTATAATAAAGGTACTCATTCAGCACTACCAGGCTCTTTTCCGAGCCTTTCTGTACTCCCCTTAAGGTTTTCCAGTTGATCTGGAAATCAGATGGTTTTGAGCCGAATAAATAATGTACGCCTGCATCTTTGAAGAAATATATGGTTCCCATATAATTGATACACCCAGTAAAATCTCCATCTGTACCGATAGTAGCTGCATATGAATCCGCTGAATTACCCATAAAACAGTTCCAGTTTTTCGGATCTCCCTGCTTGCATGCATATATCTCATGCTTATCAGACGAACATCCCCATACACGGTTATCCATCTCTGCTACAAAGTCCATGTCCGGGACTTCACGTTTTAAAGTGATATTTCCACTGTTTGTAAACACTTTATTGATAAATCCAACGATCACAACATTATCATCATCACAGCTATACAATATGTTGGACTGATTAAAATTGTAGCCATTATAAATTGCTTCTGTTTTATCCACACCACTGAACGTGACTGCATCATACTGTTTGAACCCTTTTCCGATTCCCGGTGACGATACTTTCACGTATGTAGTGGCTACTGATGTCCACTCGCTGGTATTGCTGCTCCACATCTTGATCACAACCGTGTCCTGCGATGTATCAATCCAGTACTTGTACTTTTCTGTATCAGGTGCTGTATTCCCGGTATAAGTATTCGTTTCATCAAATACTGTCCCATCCAGTTTACACAAAGAAAACGTCGGTGCTGTCGTTGTAGTGATCTCATTCTCCATATAGTCCACTGTCTGGTCATATGTGTTATAGATCAGTTTGTCAGGAAACACGCATAAATACGCTCCTATCATTGCAAATCTGCGCTCTTTACCTGCACATTCTTTTTTTAGATCACACACATATCCCTGGTCATAATAAAGTTTATTATCATCCACAAATACTACCTTATCGCATCCGAACATTCCCATCGGATTGACCAGCTGCTCTATGATTGCTCTCTTTGGTCTTACCGCCATCATAGGGAAGTAGTCTGTGGTGAGATTTTTCATATCATAAAATTCCCCATCCGCAATCCTGCTGTTATGGTTATATCCCATAAATGTGTTCAGAATATTGATGCTGGAATTTTTTACATTTAACTGCGGCAACTGCATAGAATCCCTCCTAAACCTTAAAACGCTCCGTTAGCACCGTACCGTGCGTTCTGTACCAGTAATTAACAAATTCCTGCCAACTGTTGTTGAACATCAGCATGGAATTTGTATATCTGTCCATCTCTTCATTTGTAAAATCAATCATGCTGAATAAATAATATTTATATAAATCTGTGTATGGATCCGGTGCTAATAACTCTGTATCCATGCTTGTTTTCTCATCATATTTACTGTAATTAAGTGCTGTTATACGCTCGTCCTCTTCACGCATGCAAAAAACCTCGTTCATAAGCTTTCCTTCTACCGTATTGAGCCATCCGATCAGCACATTGTCTTCGAATTGATGTGGTTTTAGTTCCCCGACCATCGTTATAAGTTCATTTACCGTCATAGCTTCTCTCCTTAAAAAAAGAGGACACGGAACTACTCCGTATCCCCTTTCCGTTCTAGGCAAAATTTTTAGTTGCTTTTTCCATTCTTTCAATAGCAAGTTCGTCCATCTTTTTCATATTTTCAAGGACTTCACAAACATACTCTGGAACTTCTACCTTTTCCCCTCGTTTGATCTGAAAATTTTTCCCATTTACGCAAACAAGTACATCTTCCCTGTGTTCTCTGTCTTTTTTTATTTCAACAGTTACCAAGTTTTCTTTTTCAGAAGCAATTACTTTCTTCGTCTCTGCTTTATTAACTTCTTTTGCTTCATTTAATGCTTTTTCTACAGCTTCATCTTTTTCCTTTTGTGCCTGTTCTAAGGCTTTTTCTACAGCTTCTTTAACTGCCTTTTCTTTTTCTTCCTCCGCCTTTACCAAAGCTTCCTGTAATTCTTCCACTGTTTTCTGGTTTTCATTCTCTTCCACTTTTGCCATTAGTTTGCCCTCTCATTCTCAGATTCATCAGAGCAGCATTCGATTCTAACCATGTACTGCTCTACAAGTCTCTCAGATACTTTTACTGCTTTCCATCCAACTGTTGCTCTCTGGTTTAATGGATCTTCACCGGAACCAAGCTGTTTTACAATCGTCTGAAGTCCACCACCTTCAACGCTTGTTGTTCCATATGCACCTCTTCCAACTACTACAATTCCATAAACAGAAAGTCCATCCGGGCAGTTGTTTTCCGTACCTCTCCATACTTTTGCATTTGAAGATTCAACAAAACGAATTCCTGCAATTTTTCCAATCTCACCTTCATAGATCTGCTCTGGATTTTTATACTTTGTAACATCAATCCATCCATCTGACATCATGACATCAGCTGAACACGATGGATGAATAATTGCTACATAATTTCCATCAATCTTCGGTGCATTCATTTTC